TACCCGAAACCCATTGTGTTCTGCGTAGAAACAACTTACAAAGGAGACTGCTTGTGTAGATAAAGATGTCTCGTCGCGAAGTTCTTCCCAAGGTTGATGATTCTGGTGTTATCGATTATCTCGATGAGGATCCCGAAATCCCCACGCAGAAGTATTGTATCGTGTCCTTCCTGAGTCCCGAGAAGGTCATTGAGGACAAGAACCGCTTTTTCTTCAAGGAGTTCATCCAGTTCATGAACTATGACTGGAAGGTGAAGGGTCTGGAGCATTTCATGGCGTTCCTGTCCAAGAAGTACAGTGTGAAGATTGACGACCTGCTGAAGGATGCGTCGGAGTTTACCCAGGTGCGTGAGAAGGAGATCAAGGAGACGGATGTAGAGGAGCAGTATCAGGTCTTTCTACTGAAGCACGAGAAGGAGCTTCAGGAGAAGTATGATAACAGCGTGGAGTTCCGTACGAATGTACGTGGTGTCAAGGTACGCCGTAGTTTTGCGACTGTGGAGGAGGCTCAGGTGATGGCAAAGGTGCTCCAGCGCAAGTATCCCAAGGACAATCTGTACATTGGTAAGGTGGGTGCGTGGCTGCCGTGGGATCCTTCTGAGCATCTGATGCCCGAGGTGGAGTATGCGGAGAAGGAGCTGAATGAGCTGATGAGGCGTTACAAGGAGAACGAGGCGAACAAGGAGATCTTCTTCGCTGAGGAGCGCGAGGCCAAGATCAAGGCACAGAAGGAGGAGAATGAGCGTCGGAAGCGTGAGAATGCCGAGGCTGCGAAGAAGCAGTTAGAGGATGCATCTGCTCCTGTTCACCCAACGGAAGGCGCGATTCGCGAGTAAAATCGTATATTCTAATCATAAATGAGAACTCGTCGTCAGAAAAAAATGAAGAAACAAAGGAAAACCCGTCATAAGAAACGGGTTGGCGGAAATCCTCCACCACAAGACAATACTACCGAAGTTTTACAAAAACTACTTGTAGACCTCGGTGGCGATCCCTATCCTGAATATAATTTATCATAAGATTACAATCATGTCGCAAGCGACACAAGATCAGTGGTTTGAAATACAAGACAGATTGAAAGAAATTGCAAATACAGATCCAGATTTTATACAGTTAAATCTTAACTGTATCGAATACATAAATCGGAGCCTTGAAACACTGTTTCCTCCTGGACCTCAAGGTGCACCTGTTAAACTTGTGATTAAAGGAAGCAATGCGTACTCTCTTATGTATAGATATGCAGTCGTTCGCGGGTTTCCAAATATAGATGCCGATCTCTTAACAATCAAGGGTGATTGGGATACCGAAGTGAAACGCCCCGAAACAGTTTCGGTTGAAGAGACTGAACGAGCACTACAACAAGTTCTTGGCGGTCTTGGGACCGTTCTTCAAGAACAGCGAACAACCATAGACCCTATGTTACAAAGAATTCAAGAAACCATAAATACAAGACCAACGCTCATTGGAGGATTGCCCCATAGAATGGAAGTTGTATATGATGCACCGGATTCTCGTGGAGGGATACAATTTGCAAGGGTAGAAAAAGAAAGACAGTATATCCTTCTTCGGTTAATGGTGCCGTTTAATGCTGTACGCATGTCCACTCCTCCAGTTATAACTCGTCCAAGTGGACCCTTTCAGTATTTTTTCGCAGAAATGCTTGATATTGTAATTGTACAGCCAACATCTGATCTTTATTGGTTTAAGAAATTTCCTATTCATATGAGGGTTGCTCCTATACCGCCGGGTCTCACGCATATCTATACAATGGGATTTGACGATATGTTTGTAGATTTACATTGGATGGCATGGGAAAAAAGACCAACTACTGCATTTGAAGAACGAAAATTACCAAGACGCCAGCAACGTTTTGCTAAACTTTTAACGTCTCTGTTTTGTAGACCAGAGTTCTTCCCACTTCGTTTACCAATTCAAAATCCTAAATTTCTCGATAAATTGTTTAGTTTCGGGACGAAAACCCCTATATCAGGACGCGGACCATTGGATGTTTGCAATGATAGCACAAAATTTTCAGATCCAGCAGACTACACTGCTACACAAGATAGTAATTTGATTGAATCTATTTTTCGAGAGTGTCCACCCGATGTCTTGAGAAACTACAAGGAAGTATTCGTTTCAACTTGTCGCTCTGGGTTTAGATTAACGGAAGAACAAACACAGTCAATTTCAACTTTGTATGATAGACTACAAACTGCCGAGGCATGTGTGTTATTAAAAGAGTTATTTATGCTATGGACATCTTGGTATGCGAATGACTACTTTAGAACAGTTGGTCTTGTATATTTGATTTCATACATGGAACACAAAGACATAAACAGATATCACAGAGAGTTAGAGTGTGCGATAAAAGAGTTCGATATGAGACATTACTTAACAATGTCGCAAAACTTCGAAGCTATATTACATCTTGTAAACGAGATTTGCCAGACTATAAATAGTCGATTTGAATCAGTGGGGAATACGATGAGAATCAATGCTCGGATTCAAGGAGGAGGAGCGTTTGCATATCATTTAAATTCTTATTTGAAAAACGGAATACGGAGACCTGGAAACCCAGAGTTTATAGGTACTGCAGATTTGGACATTTCAATTATAAGTAATATAGATACTACTGACGCTCTCAGAGCGGATATGATTTTAAGAATTTTCGATACATATGCTCCTCGACTCCAAGCACTTGCCGCTGTTCAAAGCGACACCGGTCAACAGTTTCCATTTCACTATGTCAACGATCGTGAAGATACGGTCCGACGAGTGCGACATGTTGGGTATGATCTCCCATCGGTACAAGTGAATGGATATACTATACCCCAAACAACTCAACATGTATTTGAATTCTTTTTCTATAAACAAGCACAAAACCTCGATTCAACAGAATACAATACGGCAGTAACATCTCGAGGAGAGCTGCCATATGTAAAAATATACAGAATTCCAAATATGATGCGCGAAACCCTATCCGTAAGCAGACTTCCAAATATGGAAACATACAAACGAAAGAAATACGCACTTCGCAATCAAATCTTACAACAAATCACCATGGGACAAAATCCTGTAGACACTATGCAACAATTATTTGGTGTGAGTGTTTGTAGTGCAAATACGAGGGCGTTATATAACCGATGGATTTCTCAGTCCGGTTTGCAACAGTACCTGAGTGAAGTTCCAGTTGCTACTCCAGTTGTAACTCCACAGATTGCTCCAGTTGCTACTCCAGTTGTAACTCCACAGATTGCTCCAGTTGCTACTCCAGTTGTAACTCCACAGGTTGCTCCAGTTGCTACTCCAGTTGTAACTCCACAGGTTGCTCCAGTAGCACCACCCATAACCACTGTTCCGATGAAACGCGAACGCATAAACGAATTTCTTACCAGAGAATCGATTCAAAGCAATCGTGTACCAATTGATAATTTGGGGAAACCTATACTTATTCAAAGAATTGGCAAAACGCCCAGTGAAGGAGGACTTACACGTGCATATATCCAAGCGAATACAGGTGAAGTCTTCACTGATGGTAAAATCGCACTCACAAAATATGTAGTCGATTTAGTTATATTCAAGGAAACGAGTAGATGGTTTGTTACAGAAACCCCCGTTCCAGAGGCAGTCTACAAATTTGAGGGGGGAAGTCGAATGTATTATTTAGTTCCTTTTAGCCCAGTGATAGATGAATGGAATCTTGTGCCAGGTGCTCGCAAGATTACTACAAAACGAGGAGGACGCACACTAAGAAAGAAAACTACCGCCTCCGATTCGCGTCGTCGTCTTCCTTCTTCACCCAGACGGAAGGCCCAGAGTTCTTCTTTTTCATATTGAGCGGGTTATACTCATCCACTGCCAACATCGCAGACTGGAACGGGCGATTGTCCACCCACAACGACTGGTCGCACAACCGAAACGGAGGATGATCGGATGCCTTGTACCAAAACACCTGATCTTCTAACTTGTTGGAAGCTACGTTGTTACAAATGACCAGGCATTCGTAATTCTCTGTACACTGGTCCATAAAACTACAAAACATCTCAAACGTGGGAAACATACCAGCATAATTCTCGTAGATAATACGACGATTACGCGTGATATTCTCACGAAGAATGAATATGAAGTCTACGTTGGTACGCAGATTGGGACCAATACCCAGCGGATACTGCATGGTGATGATGGTCATCAAATCAATATGACGGCCGTTCATAAACACAAAACGCGTAGACTCTTCCGATGTCCATGCCTTGGCGTCATACAAACAGTCATCCAGAATCAAAAACGCACGAGGATCAATTGACGACGAACCACCGCGAGCCTTCTTATCTTCATTGCGCTTCTGTTTCATGTTGGCTTGACGCTTGATGACATTCTGAATAATCTCAGGACGGTACTTGTCATGAATGAGCTTGGAAGGAACCATACTCTGAAAAAACTCGTTCGCAATCTCTGTGGCTGAGATGACAGTCCCCACGGGGAAATGCCGCTGGGTGTTAAACAAAATATCTCTGACCAAAAACGACTTGCCTGTATCCTTTTTGCCGATCACTACCATCATCGGACTTTTCTTGCTGTCAATTTCGCACCTATCGGTGATCATCTCCATATTGAACTTTCGCAATTGGAAGTTCATTCTTATTCAATACAACTTCTTTTTACTCGTCCTCTACATCGCGAATTGGATTCTGTCTTAGCAACCATTGAAGCATCTGAAAAGTTCGAACAAAGAGAATGAGAAATGCAATCGCAAGAGGGATCAACATACATGACATCTCCCAGAGTCGTTTGGATTCCGTTTTGATTCGCCGAGGGTGAAACAATGGGAAAAGACTTGCGAACCAACGCAACTTTACTGCGACTCCATCGCTATCCGAAACTGGACGGAACACCTTGGGAAATGAAGCATATGCAACCCTTCTTTCCTCCTCTGGAACAGCTGTTCAAGACACATACTGTAAACAATCTGTCCGAGTATGGAATCCGTCTGTCCGATGAGCTTCAGCGCATTGTAGATGAGACACATGTTCAGGTCAAAGGCAAACCTGTAGAAGTTCATCGCAAAACCACGATGATACTCAGTCCATTCAAGTGGATGCGAGGGGATTACGGTGCAATTGGTCTACCAAAACCCGAGGAAGTCGCAGACGACATGCAGCAGAAACTCCAGAGTCCTCATACGGCGGGGTATGTCGGTGCTTTAGCCTCTATTCTTCTCTCCGAATCCGAGTGTATTCACTTCCCGAAAGTATATGGCGTATTCGTAGGCTTGTCTGGAAAGCATACGATTGACATTTCTGATGACTATGAAGAGTTGTCGGAGCGTCATTGGTTTGGCGAAAACATTGGCAAGACATTTGAACTGAAACTCCGTACTCCCGAACCTGTGGCTGAATTCACACATACGCGGGGACATCGTGCAGGTGTTCAGTTGGGGGATGAAATTGTACTGGATGATCTTCAGGATCTCGCAGCAGACCATGTTGCGACTCCGCCTACTCGCTCTGTCTCCAACAGTGATATGGAATCTGATTCTTCTTTTGAGCAGGATGACGATGAGGATGATGGAGATGATGAGTTTGATATTCGGTCATGTGATTGCTCCGAGACCAGCGAAGAAGAGGGATTGGATGATGAAGGAGACGATGAGTCGTTTGCATGGGCGACCTTCAAAGATGTTCCCGTCATCACAACCGTTATGGAAAAATGCGAGGGTACGTATTACGATTTGCTGGAGAAGCACCCTGAACCCGAGAAGCATTGTGCGTGGATGGGTCAAGTCATCTTTGCTCTGGCATATGCACAACGCAATTTTGGGTTCACGCACAATGACCTTCATGGAAATAATGTCATGTATGTGTCCACTGACAAGGAGTTCCTGTATTACAAGCACGGCGGAACGTGCTACAAGCTTCCCACGTATGGATATATTCTGAAAATCATCGACTTTGATCGCGGTGCGTTCTCTGTACGGCTTATCGGCATGAAAGAACCTCGTCACTTTGTGTCCAGTCAGTTCCAGCCCAATGAAGAAGCAGCGGGTCAGTACAACATAGAACCCTTCTTCAGCCAAGACCATCCCCGCATTCCTCTCAACGCAAGCTTTGACCTGTGTCGGTTTGCGACCTCTATGTTCTGGGACATGTTTCCCGAAGGGCCCACACATGCGTACAATCATCCGCTATTTGCTGTCTTCAAACAGTGGATGTCGCAGTCCGATGGAAGCTCTGTTTTATTCCGTACAAGCAAACCTGATCGCCATGACCGCTATCATGGATTTGATTTGTATAAAGCTATTGCCCGCTACTGTAAGGACTCTGCGGTTCCGCGTCGCGAAATAGGGAAGCTTTCGGCGTTTCAGGTACCTGCTGTTCCTGTCGGACATTCGTATCTGTACATAGAGTCTTAGGAACGTAGCGTCTCGCAAAGTACTGATTTCCTACAAAGTTTTGAAGATAGAAACAATCAAGTGTCAGTTCGTGGCTCATTTCACCCGTAGAAGCAGCCAGTGACTTTTGAAACTCAAGAATATCCTTGTCCTCCACGAGTCCAAAGATGTTCTTGTCAATGTGCGTGAAGATTGTGATGGATTCGTAAAAGATTACCCACATTCTTAGTAAATGTCCTTGTCGACTGGCTTGAAGATAAAGTTTTCGTTTTACTCAGCACTCATCTTTTTCTTGGTTGCCAATCCCGTGACCTTTCGCTTCATGAATGATTTGATTCCAGGTGTCGCGAACAATGGGTGTCCGACGGCATTTGGATTTATGCTTCATACGATTGTGTTCTTTGCCTTGTCCTTTTTCATCATGACGCTACCCCGAGACCCTTACTAACAATTGCCTCCTCTTCTTTCATATGCGGTAATAATGACTTGCATAATTCATGTTTCTCTTCATCCGTATAGTGTTTGGAGGGTATGATTTTGGAATGCTCGTGGAGTATTTCCGGCGTGGTTTGAAACATCTTTTCCTCTGACTTTGAATGACAATATAAGGATTTCAAAAAGGGCTTGAAAACAGAATCGGGTATATACCCGGTCCTCTCGTAGAGGTCGATACAATACTTCGCGGTAAACGAAAACTTACGATGTGACTTATACCATTTCGTAGATTCCATGTATTTCCTTAAAATGTTCGCTGGTTTAAATGTAATGCGGACATTTGTGTCTCTTTTGTTGTTTGCCGTGGGTATCAATGTTGTGTTTGCAATCACGACAATGATCTTCTTCCCAGGTGAAATTGAAAACGCAAACTCATTTATTGATTATTTCTTTTACGCAGTTGGCTCATTGACAACGGGCGACATTGGAGACCATACACCCAAAACAAAAGGTGTCAAGTTGTGGACATCTTTTTATGTCCTTACCGCTTGGGTCTATATCTTCTATGCAACCATTAACCATCTTACCGATGTTCAATTCAAGTTGTTTGGTTAAAAGCCCGGCTTCCCTGTGAACATCTCTTGCGTTGCTGCTGCAGCCGACGTAACAGACTCGACCGCGGCATCCACGCTATCGGAACCCACGGCATACGCAACCCCACCCGCAACACCACCCGCACCTAACGCCAGCTTGCCGGCATCCAACCACTCAATGTCTTGGTTCTTGGATGTCCGCTCCCAAATGTACAGAACAAACGCAACAACGGCAACAATGCCGGCAATCATTCCCAGTGTGTAAACGTCTGACATTCCTTTGTTCTTGCCTCAAGGCGAAGAGTCTTACAAATTCAACGCAACAGTCTCTGTCGCCTTTTGCTTCAGTTCATCTTCCGTGCTGATAGATGCCTTGTCGTCGTCTTCTTCGTCATCATCAAGCTTGACATCCTCGCCTAACGTAACTTTGGGGCGGTCTTCGTCTTCAGAATCCTCCTCTTCCTCATCATCCGTCTCAAATTCGCGAACTTCGGGAGGAGCAAACGTCACAGGAGGCACGACAGGCTTGGGTTTCGCAGTGTCTTCGCGAGCCTGGAAATAGGCACGACTAATCTCACGCCAAGGAATGAATCCATCAATAACCTCACCGACAGTAGACTCCAGCATCGCCTCAATGTCGCGACGATTCTTGGCTTGCTGCGTAGAAGGAATGTTCAGGGTGTTGAACAGATACGCATTTGACCAACACTTGCGAGCGGCTGCGATATAGAACGTGTGAATGAACTTGGACAGCGACGGGCGGTCAAATTCGATATTGACCTCTGTGGCTTGTGACTGCTGAAGACTGGCAAACGCACGAATGTAGCTGACAAATACACCCAGCAGCAAATCCTCAATATAATCACACTTGGACGCTGTGATAATACGGTCAACCTCCTTGTCCAGGGTCTCCTCATTCCACTTGGGAATGCTGGTCAGAAGGTTCTGGAAAGTCTGAAGGGTTTTCTCGGGCTGACCATTCCGCTCACATGCGGACTTGGCATTCTCATACACACTCCAAAGACCGTCCGCGACATGAGGAACCAGCACACGAGTCAAGTTCTCGCGCATTGTCTGTTTCACAAACTCTGTAGACATTTGTTTTACAGGGAGGATGCGAGTTCTGTAGAAAGAGACGCACGATGAACATTGTGTTGATTCTCATGATTCGCAATGAATCCAAGATTATCGAACGATGTCTCAAAGCTGTAGAAGGTATTGTAGATGCTCTTTGCGTTCATGATACAGGTTCGTCGGACAATACATGCGAAATTGTCAAGAATTTTTTGGTGGGTCGCACAGGTTGTCTCACGACATCCGAATGGAAGAACTTTGGTCATAATCGCACACTGAGTTTTCAGAACGCACGGGACTATGTTCGGGATGCACTGAAGTGGAATTTGGAGGAAACGTATGGATTGCTATTGGATGCAGACATGGTATTTCATGCGGGAACACTCCGAACTCAACCTCTCAAGGAAAAAGGATATACGATTCTTCAGAAAAACGGTACACTGGAGTATCCCAACTGCCGGCTTGTTCGGATGGATTACGATTGGAAGTGCCTTGGAGTCACGCATGAATATTGGGATGGACCCACCAGTGCTCTTTTAAAAGACGTATGTTGGATTGAAGACCGAAATGACGGCGGTTGTAAATCAGATAAATTTCAACGCGATGCCCGGTTGTTGGAAGAAGGACTCAAAAATGAACCTGAGAATGTTCGCTATATGTTTTATCTCGCACAGACGTATCATTGTTTAGGACGAGATCGTGATGCGATTCGCATGTACAAGCAAAGATTTCACGCAGGAGGGTGGGAAGAAGAACGGTGGTATTCTCTGTATATGATTGGAACATCGTATCTGAATCTCAAAGAAATTGCCAAGTTCGAAAAGTACATGCTGCTTGCATACGAATTTCGTCCTTCTCGTGCCGAATCTCTTTATAAGCTTGCCAAGTATTTCCGTGAGAATTCACAGCATTACAAATCTTATCAATACACGATGATGGGTAAGAAGATTCCACTGCCTTCAGATTCTCTGTTTATTGAAACCAATGTATATACGGGTTCTTTTGATTACGAAGAGACTATTTGTCTATATTACTTGGACAGGAAACGCGATGGACTGCGAAAGAGCATTGCGTACATGCTTCAAGACCAAGAAAACCTCCACAGTGTCTACAACAATCTCGAGTTTTATGTAGAGCCTATCGGTAAAGTATTTTCAAACCATCCCATTGAACGTGATGTATTTGGTCGCGATTATCATCCATCTTCGGTATCGTCGCTTGGCGACACACAAATGGTACGCTTTGTGAATTATTCTATAACCGACACGGGTTCCTATGACATGAAAGAAGGGCATTACTCTTCGAATCACAAGGTTCGTACGCAAAATGCTATTTGGTCAAATGGAAATGTTGTTCTGATGAATGATTCTACGATTGACATCCCTCGGCGTTCTCATCATATTCTTGGGCTTGAAGATGTACGAATCTATCAAAATACAAAAAGACAGCTTCGGTTTGTAGCAACTGCGAGTGAGTTTTCTGAGAAAATTCGCATCGTCTCGGGTGAAATTGACCCGAAAGAAGGTGCGTATCGTAATTCTCTTGTGATTCAATCTCCTTTTCACAGCGACTGTGAAAAGAATTGGATTCCTGTGAATGGAACAGATGACATTTTGTATTCATGGAATCCTCTTCGTGTTGGACATCTTGAAGGCAATCAACTCAAAATTGACAAGGAAATTCAAACGCCCTGGTTCTTTCAACATCTACGCGGTTCTGCTGTGCCCATTCAAATTGAGAACGAACTCTGGTGTTTAGTTCACTATGTCAAATATTCTACACCTCGCAAGTATTTTCATTGTATTGTTGTCCTTGACCCTAAGACATATTTGCCCAAGCGGCTTTCGTTACCATTTGTATTTCGCAAGCAAGGGATTGAATACTGTCTGTCCATGACTCTCCAGAAAAAAGAGATTGAATTCATATTCTCGTCATGGGATGACAACCCTATGATGACACGTGTAGATGTTGGTGTGTTTGAGTGGATTCAAGTATAGAGACGCTTCCAAGACTCGTTGGGAACCGTGTTCATGTCTTGAAGAATGTGTCGTGTCATTTCCGTATCAATACAGCAGGGCAGGTTAATCTTTGTGTAGAACTTGTATGCCTTCGCAGTCGCCTCGTCAGCAATACGCAGGAGATTGATGCGTGTCGTCAGTGTTTCCAACGCACGAATCAGAGTTCGGACACCCTCTTCCTCTGACGAGTACTCACGAATCAAGAACTTGATGGCGTCAGGCTTGATGCTGAGCTCCTTGAAGTTGGTACGTTCCAGCATCTGAGGCCAGATGTACTTTTCTACAATCTGGAACTTATCATCCGCAGAGTATCCCGTACATGTAATGACTTGCATACGGTCTTTGAGAATCGGATGAACCTTGGACTCATCGTTAAACGAGAAGACAAACAGACACTGCGACAAGTCAATATCAATTCCTGTAAAGTATCGGTCGTGGAACTGGCTATTTTGACTGCGGTCTGTGAGGTGAATGAGCATGGAGATAATCTCTTGACCCTGAGCAGTCTCGGATACCTTGTCCAGCTCATCAAAGTACATGACCGGGTTCATACACCTTGCACTAATGAGACTGTCGACTACACGACCCCACATGCTTCCTTCGTAGGTGTAGCTATGACCTACAAAGTTTGCACTGTCTGTCGCACCACCCAAACTGAAGAACTCGAACGGACGCTTCAACACACTCGCAACACCGTTCTTCGCAAAGGATGTCTTTCCTACACCCATGGGTCCCTTGAGTGCGATCACATTTCCAACGCTTCCAGGATTGGCAATCCACTGTGCGAGAAGCTGCATGATCTGTGTCTTGGCGGGTTCCATGCCATACACTGCCTTGTCGAGCGACGCACGTGTCTCGGAAAGAAACTTGGCACATGGCGCAGGGCCATCGTCCATCTTGACAGGGAGAGGAACAAACTGACCAAACGGAATTCGCATAAAACCATCTACCCAATTCCGAAGTTTGTGTGTATCTCCGCCCTCTTCTTCCATCTGAGCAAGCATGTCAATCTTCTTGATGACAGATGCTTTGGTCGAATCCGCAATAGGGAGGTCTAACACCCGAAACTTGCGAGGCACGTCGCCTTCCGCAACCAATGCTTCAATCTGCTTCATCTGCTTGTTGAGCTTCTTCTTCTTGGACTTGGGAAGCTCATCGTAATAATCTTGCTCTTCCTCATTCAAATCGAGTACAGCGTCTTCAGGTTCCTTGTCCTTCTTCTTGTCCTTACCAATCTTCAGCTTGTTGCTGGGAACATACTTGTTCATCAAGTATCCCAAGAACCCACTTTCCTCCTCGTCAGACAGTTCATCATCACCCTCGAAATCATACTCTTCTTCGCTATCGCTGACATCATACTTGGAGCGAGGACGATTGTCAATTTCAATTGTCATTTTACCAGTCTTGGGAATGGGGATGGTTATGCTTTGCTGCTGTTCCTCCTCTTCTTCGGATTCAGACAGGTCTTCTTCCTCATCTTCATCCTCCATCTCCTCGTCCTCCTCTGTCTCGCTGGGGGGTTCATAGTCCTCATCCTCGGACTCAGTTTCCTCTTCATTTAAGGTTTCATCCTCGATCCACTTGACTGCTGTATCACGCTTACGAAGGTTGTATCGGCGAGGCATCCTTGCTGGAGACCGAGGAAAAAACAAAGCCAAATCCGTTTTTCCAGCTTACATAACAATGGAAGATTTGGAGAAGGTCATTGACCACATGACGCTTGAAAATGATAAGAAAGCGGCGTCCAACCCCATCACCAAACAGAGTCTTGCGATTGTTCATCAGTTTTTGAAAGACCATCCTGTGATGTGCTATGGTGGAACTGCCATCAATAACCTGCTTCCTCCTGAAGACCAGTTCTACGACCCTGAGACAACCGTTCCCGATTATGACTTTTACAGCAAGACCCCACAAGAGCATGCGATGATTTTGGCAAACAAACTGTCTGCTGCTGGAGTTCTCAATGTAGAAGCCAAGCCTGGCGTTCATTTGGGAACATTCAAGGTGTTTGCCGATTTTGAGGGTGTTGCGGACATCACCCATTTGGATGCGGATATTTTTGACCGTCTGTGGAAGGAGAATGTAGTTGTGGGAGGAATTCACTATGTGACTCCCAACTTTCTGCGAATGTCCATGTATTTAGAGCTGTCTCGTCCTCGTGGAGACGTCTCTCGCTGGAAAAAGGTCTACGAGCGTCTTCAGCTTTTGAACAAACATTATCCCATGACATGTCCTTTGAAAGCACCTCGCGAAGATACGGAAATTTCAGACACGAATCGCAAGAAGGTAGAATCTCTGCTGAAAAACCACAATGTTGTGTTGGTGGGCATAACGGCTTCACAGATTCACGAAGGAAAGACACCCAAATGGTCTTCTCCCATCACAATTCTCGCAGAGCCCGAGACACTTGCGAAATTGACAGAAGGAAAAGACGTTGAGCACCACGAAGGTTCAGAAATCCTGCCTTCGCATACAGATGTGTTTGACGAGAATGGTGATGTGTTTGTGCGAATTCATAAAACAGCCGCCTGTCATAGCTATCACCAAATGGCAAATGGTATCAAAGTTGCGTCCATTCCGACCATGCTCCAATTTGTGTTTGCCTACATGTATTCAGGTGCCCAAGAGGATGAAATTACGCATTTGATGTGTGTCGCACAACGCTTGGTAGATTTAGCCAATGAAAAGGAGAATCGCCGATATGCCCTCTTGACGCCTATTGATTGTATAGGCACACAGGAGACATTGATTGATATGAAAAAACACAAGGCAGAGTTATACGAGAAACTCTCGAAAAACAAGAGCTCTCCTGAATTTTTGAAATACTTTTTTACGTATAACCCGAAACTCACAAAGACACAACGTGCTCGTGTCCGTGAGCAACTACACAAGACACGCAAGATTAGGTACGAAAGCTCCTACTAAGTCTCCACTGCCAGGGAAGACCGTCGCACACGGAACAACTCTGCTTTGCTCCCCGCAAAAAGTCCAAGTACGAACCATTCGCATTTGGGGTCTCATTGAGGTAGGCATTTGCTCCCGTAGTGGACGCAAAGGTTTGGTAAACAAGTCGCGTCCTGTTTTGATATGTAAAATCAGACGCGTTCTGAACGCGATAGGTGGTTATTCCCGAGATATCAATTCCGCGTTGACCGCCAGCACTCATCTTGCTGTTTACGCAGAATATAAACGACCGATGTACCAACTGATGTCAAAATAATTGGGCGGAGCAGGTCTTCTATCCAAATCGCTGGGAATGGGTTCCTTGACCATCTCCTTGATTTCAATGTAATTCAGCGAACGACTGTAATAGGTCAGGCGAGACAAGACACCATCCCAATTCGAACCAATTGCTAACGCAGTATCATTCAATTGAGGCAACTGTCCCAATGTATGATGCTTCTTCAGAATACCATTGATGTAAATGTCCACCGAGTGCTGGTCGACAACCATGGCAAAGTGAATCCACTTCATCGCGGGGATATTGGGAATCAGAATCGTCTCTGTCGTTCCATACGTGTCTACCGCAACAATCAACGCATTCGACGTGGAGTCGATGTAGAGTCCAGGAGAATCACCCTTGGAGAAAATCTGACGACGCTCGCCATATCCTTTCGTGAAATCCTTGACCAGAATCCACGCCGTGTAGGAATAGGTCAATCCCTCTTTTTCGTTGTAGGAACGAGGAAGATATGTAGGAAATGTCTGTTTGATGTCTCCAGGAATTGAGTAATCAAACAACACAACCTTATCGCTACGACCAGGAGGGCGAGCAAACCAAAACAGCAATCCTACCACCACAACAACCACAAGTGTTCCTATGATTGTAGAAATCTCCATTGTATTACCTGGACACAAAACCGCGAGGGGTCAGTCGCAAAGCTGGACCCTGTTCGCGAGGCTGTATGGGTTGAGAGGACTGGGCTCCATTCGGCGTCCACACCATCGACAACATGGTCTCATAAGAAGTCTTCTGTTGGAATGTTAGTGTCTGTGGATCCAATCTACGGTCTCCCATTTTGTAAATGTAATGAATCCGCGAATCGTCTGACTTATATTCATGGGTCAAGAACCCCGCTTTAGCCAGACGAAGTGTCCAATCTAAATCTTCTCCGCGAATCGCATCTCCAAAAGATATAAGCTTTGCGACATCTGTCATCATAGGATTCAAATGATTCGGTGGACGCAAAAACACTTCTCCGCGAGCCATGGGTGAATCTAACTTGTTTTCCAGACTGTGCGTGAATGTATACGAACCAATCTGACCCCGCAGTCGCATAACAGGATAACATCCTTCGACTGTCTTCACCAAGTCTTCTACATAAGCATCGGTTATCTCATCGTCATCGTCAATGAAAGCTGAATACTTCCCTTCCGAGCTCTGTAGAAGATTTTGACGCTTCATGCCTACACTCATCTCGCGATTGTCAAACGACAAATGGATAGTATACCGAACTTGAGGGGCGATTCGGTTCATCTTTTCATGGATAGACGACATGAGCTCTTTTAGAGAGGTTTCACGCCCCGAAATTGTTGGAATCAAAAACGCAATGTCGTAATTATATGTCTTTCTACGAATGTATGTGTACATGTCATCATTCCAATACCGCTGATTGTGTTGATAAAGAGCGTCCATGTTCTGCTTGTATCCAGTTCCTGGATGTTCATGCCGAATGATACAATATGGAATATACGTACACTTGTCTTTCAGTTCACCCCTACACAAGTCTGTCAACTCTGTATCGCAAAACAAACTCTTGTAGTCGGGATGATACAAATATCCAAAGCGATTGTACATTTGACGTCCAAATACATTCAATGTATTCAATTTCTCGCCTTGAAATCCATCATTGAACCACAGAATTCTATCCTTATCGGGTGTCATATGAAGACGAATAACCTCGTCCCATCCCTGAATCTGCGGAATCATGTCATCGGAGACCAAGACAACAATGTCCCACTCCCAGTCAATTTCATCCATATTCGCATTACAGGCTTGAATCTTGGTTTTGTTTGGACTTGTAAAAATACGACGCCATGCCGTCTTTTTCAGAATGCGATAGAGTTCCTCATGTACCAGATTGCGAGACATGGAAACATCATCGTCGTCGCAAGAAATCGCGACACCGATGTATTCAGGATGTTTAGCAAGATTCATGTACGCATTCATAGTGGACATGATTTTTTGCGGACGATTACGAGTTGGACATTTCAGAAGAATACGCATTGCCTTTTACAAGGTATAACTACTAAGTTCTTTGCCTTCTTTACTTAGCGTGCTGAAGCGGAAGGTGTATCCAAACAGGGTGATAAACACGGAATCCTTATCTACTTCTACCTTACCAGCTTCCGCGGGAGGAGCACATGTGGTTCCCTTGGCGTGGAAACTCTTCGCATCGTCAGGATTGAGCATCTGATTGTAGCCATTGACATTACAGATAGAACCTGCGAATCCGCCCTTGTCTGCGAGAATCACATCGCCCACTGCGGGTTTCGGGATGCCCGGAAGGACACAAGACTTGACTAAGCGACCGTTGATGTAAATGTCCAAGTTCCGCTGGAACACCGTTACAGACACAGCAAACCAAGACTGGAGAGGGACGTTCTCTACACTACACGTAAAAGAATCGCCTGTACTGCTGACGCCTGGCGTTGCAGCACCTGCTTGCTGATCCGTAGGATACAGACTCAGTCGCACATGAAGTGTGTTTTCAGTCGGTGCCAAAAAGATACGGGGTCCTACAATGTTCGGATCGTTGGAGGCAACTCGCTTCAGAACTTCCTTATCTTGACCAAAGCGATAATCCCAATTGGCAATGTACATCCAAAACTGAAGACCATAATCTGCGCCTACGCCAATCGGGATTTCACCTGCGGGAATCACGGTCTTGGTTTTCCCGTCTACAGGAGTCGGGGTCTTGTCGCCTGACGATTTGGTCATATCAAACAACGGTATGCCAGGCTGTCCTGCCTGCTTCTGAATGTAATTGAAAAACACCAGGGCAATGAAAATCAAGACAACACCACCGAGAATTGTCATGACCAAAGAGCCCGAGGTTGTCGTTGGTTGTGCGGGTGGAACCGCAACAAAAGGCTGTGCGGCAGGTCTTGACTGAAAGAGTCCCATTGTTTATGTGTAAGGAGGAACTTTCTTGACAAACTCTTGACTACAGTAATGGAAAAACGGAACACACCGACACAACAGCAACAACCTGTAATGTATTGTAATAATTGTGGGGGGAAGGGTCATCTCTTTCGGACATGTAAAGACCCCGTGCTTTCATGTGGAATTTTGTTGATTGACAAACCGTCGCTTCCCGTAGATCCAACTCAAACACGAATCCTGATGATTCGTCGAAAAGACAGTATGAGTTTTGCTGAATTCATGCGAGGAAAGTATGAACCAGAAAATATTCCATACGTGTCTACGCTCATCAAAAACATGACATTGAAGGAACAGGCATCGGTTGCTTCCGACACATTTGAGACCTTGTGGCGACAAATGTGGGGAGATGACCGAATGACTTCCGATTACGTACAAAGCAAAGAGAAATTCAATGCGTTGGACAGAGTGTCGTTAATGCGAAACAATATGTCGGACTACACGGAACCCGAATGGGGATTTCCGAAAGGACGTCGCATGCGAGGAGAATCCGACTTGTCTTGTGCGATTCGGGAGTTTGATGAAGAGACCAATATTCCACGCGAAGCTTTCGTGGTCTTGAAGAACATCATTTTGACGGAAACCTTTATGGGATTGAACAATGTCCAGTACAAGCACGTGTATTTCGTCGCTCTGTTGAAAGATTCGTCTCTTGTCAATCTTGGACAAAAGCTAACACCTGTTCAGCGACGTGAAATTTCAGGAATTGGTTGGAAGACGTTTGAAGAAGCCGAAACTCTGGTACGACCTCATCATGTAGAACGCAAACACATGTTGGAACAGCTATACTCGGTTATTGAAACATTTGAGAGCGAGTAAGGAAGAACGTAATCATATACGCAACAACCGCAATCACAAACACCCAGTACCACACTGGAAAAATAGTCGCGTCCTTCTCCGTCACGCCAAACGGGCGAATCCGCCCTTCACGTCCAAACGCAATATCGGGTTGGACGTATAGAAATGCAGCCATTAAGAAGAGATAGATAGTTACCATGAGCAGTCGGGTGTCCTTGTTCATTGTTTTTCAACTACATTTTTAGATGCTGATTAGAAACAATGAGTAAACCCTACGTCTTGCCAAACAGAAAGGCGTTCGCGGACGCCATTACCCGAACTCTGCTCCAATACCGAAAGATGCCGACAGATGACGAAGACAAGGATGTGGATGTATGTCTGGCGAGAGGCTCAAACGCACGCGAGCTGTTGCCTCACCAAAAGGTTGTCCGCGACTACTTGATGATGGAGACACCCTACCGTGGACTCTTGCTCTATCACGGTCTGGGTTCGGGAAAGACATGCTCTTCTATTGCCGTCGCCGAGTCATTGTTGACCACGAAAAAGGTCTATGTGATGTTGCCCGCATCGCTGGAATCCAACTATCGCGGCGAACTCCGCAAGTGTGGCGACCCTCTGTACATGTACGACCAGCATTGGCGTCAACAGACTCTGAGTGAAGACACTCGCGAAATGGCGAAGAAGTTGGGACTGTCTGATGGGTTTCTGGATCGTAATCGCACCTTTTTTACTACCGTTCCCAATCAGGAAGCAAATTATTCCAAACTGCCGAAAACAGCACAAGACATTATCGCAAAGCAGATTGAGGATATTATTGACCAACGATTCACATTCATTCGCTATAATGGATTATCGTCTGCGAACATAGGCAAGTATGTCCCTGCCGACGGTACGAATCCGTATAATGACAGCGTGGTTATCATTGATGAGGTCCATAACTTCATCTCCCGTATCTCAAACGCCTCGGACATCGCAAAGAAACTTTACGATATCATCTATGCTGCAAAGAATTGCAAGGTGGTGGCACTTTCGGGAACGCCAGTCATCAACAGGGCGAACGAGATCGCATATTTGATGAACCTCTTGCGTGGTCCGATTGAACGTACTGTCATTCCTGTGCGGGCGATTCCTACATGGGACGAAGAGCGAATGACATCGTTGCTGCGGAATGTTCCTGACATTGACACGATTGAGTTCAATGCCATCAAGAAATACATCATGGTCACCCGCAACCCTCCCAACTTCCGCAGTGTCTATAACGACAAGGGTGATCGCATTGCGGTTCAGTATGTCAAAGACTTGCCCTTTGTTCCTGCCGCAGCGGATTGGGTACAGACATGGGGTCCCAAGTTTCAGACGGATGTAGGTGGTGCGGAACTCGCAATGGACCGCATTTCTACAGAGATTTTTGATTGTTTGCCCACGAATTACGAAGAATTTGCGACACTGTTTTTGGATGGACTGAACATCAAGAACGCATTGTTGTTTCAGCGTCGTATTCAGGGGCTTGTGTCTTATTTCAAGGGTGCGGATGAACGCATGTTGCCTCGTCGTGTGGAAGACGAGAAGATGCTGGAAAAGATTCCCATGTCCGAACCCATGTTTACCAATTATCTGGCCATGCGTATGATTGAAATCAGCATGGATCGCAAAAAGACCAATCCCACGAAAGCCGATGATGGAGAGATGAAGATGTATCGTGTTTTGTCTCGTTTGGCATGTGATTTCGCAATCCCCCCTGAGCTTCGCAAGACAGATGGCGATGATGCGATTAGTGAAGATGCCGTTCCCGACAAGACCGAAGTCTTGGAAAAGATCAAAGCCAATCCTGCTCGTTATTTAACGGAACAGGCACTTCAGATCTACAGTCCTAAGATGCTGAAATTGCTCCAGAACATCAAAGAGTCGCTGGGCACGGGAAATGTGTTCCGAACTCAGTTGTTGTATTCGGGATTTCGCAATTTAGAAGGTCTGGGTGTCTTTTCAGCAATCTTGAGTGCGAATGGATGGCAGGAATACAAATTAGCTAAAGAAGCGAATCAATGGGTAGAAGACCCCAGCTTAGACCCTGAGAAACCTGCCTACGCCTTCTTCACAGGTACCGAAGACATGGAGCAACGCGAATACATGCGTCAGATTTTTAATGCCAAGTATTCCGATGATTTCCCTCCCAGCTTGAAAGCTTCCGTAGAAGGCAAGCCGAAAAAGAAGCTTTGTTTGTTTATGATTACTGCCGCAGGTGCGGAAGGAATTACACTGGCAAACGTGCGACATGTTCACATCATGGAACCGCACTGGAATCCTGCTCGCCATGACCAAGTCATTGGACGTGCGATTCGTATTTGTTCGCATGCGTCTCTTCCTCAAGAGGAACGCACGGTTCGTGTGAGTTTCTACTTGTCTGTGTTTACGGAAGCTCAGTCCAAATCCACTGAGACAGCAAACAACGTTGTGCTGGTGAGACGGAACGACACAGCCGTCAAACGGTATGAAGGAGACCCTACAGAAGTGTTTATGACAACAGACGAGTACCTCTATGAAAAGACATACGAGAAGGATGTCACCAACAAACGCATTAGTGTGTTGTTAAAACAGGCTGCCGTCGACTGTGAAATTCATCGGAAACTTCATAGTCGCGAAACACCTGTGATTTCGTGTATGCGTTTTGACAGTACGGTTACGGGTGAGGACTTGGCATACAAGCCTGATTTGAAAACAAATGATTTGGATGAGTCATATCTGCGAAACATGCAACGCAGGAAACGTCGTCTCCAAAAAGTTCAAATCAAACAGATGGTGTTTTTGATTGACCCTGATACGAAAGAAGTGTTTGATGGTCCAGCCTTTGAAGATAATCAGCGACTACTCAGGCTTGGGCAGATGACATCACCGGGACAGATACGCTGGACTCAGACGCTTTGAGAATGTCTTCCAGCCACTCGTCGCATACTCGCGACCAGCTTGAGTACTGGAAGTTCTGGACATTCTTGCGCTTCTCTTGGAGAGTCGCAACCATATCCTCCATCGCCTTTGTTGCTGCGGACGTTGCGAACGTTGGGCATGAAAACCCGTGAGGCATGCCTCCTGCGAAATAGGTCTTGCCGTTCGGTGGAATGAATTCCGCAACTGAAGCATCCATAAAATCGCGATACGCACCTACATCTGTAACAATCTGGGGAGCACCCGTGTACATATGCTCCAGCTGACACAGACCAAACCCTTCACCATCCGACGTATTGACTCCGATGTCTGCAACATTGTAAAGCTGATTGATAGCTTCATCACTCCACACATTGGGAGGAGACGTGTCAATCAACAGCAGACGACGAGCATACGCCTGGAAATCCATACCATTATCCTTCAGCTCCTCCAAAAAGATACGCTGAATGTCGTAATACGCACCCGACTGAGGCTGGAGGTTGGAGGCAACAATCAGATAATACGGCTTCGTAGGATTGCTCTTGAGCAGTCCAACAAATCCACCAACCGTCAAATCCAGACGCTTCCGCTGACTGTTTCGATTGATATTCAGCAGAATCGTCGCATCCTCGGGAATGCCCATATTGCTACGAATTCCCTTGCGAGCATCAGAAGGCATACAACTGAACACCGTAGGATCTACCGCATGCTCCAGCACACGAATGTCGGGGAACGGACCATACTCCAGGAACTTCTTCTTCCAAGACTGTGTGAAGCAATAGATTCTGTCTGCGTGCTGGTGAAGAATATCAACCAGAGGCTGAGCTACACCAGTATAAACCTGATCTACATAAAGCCACAGCTTGTAGGACGACTTTCCACGCTCATGTTTCATGGATTCAATAAACTTGGCAATCGTGTACGGATCATTGTAAATCATGACGACATCAGGATTGACCATCTCCAGATACTCGTGAATCTTGTTGTATCCAAACCCCTCCTCCTTCGGGTCTTCATTCGCAGCCGCATCATATGCGACGACACCGTCGGGATACTTGCGCATAGTCGGACGGTTCGGATGACGCTGAAACCCAAAGTGAAATGTCTTGACCTTGGGAGATAGAGTAGACAGCTGCTTGACCAGATTATAACTTACCTTGGAGTAGCCCGTGGTCTGATCCACGTGTGTGCTGACGAGAACAAATCGCATTGACTCTATACAGAATCTCTCGCGTAAACCACAAATGCAGGTGAATTCCATGCAAGACTGGGTAACAAAAAAGAAGCGTAGAATCATTGCAAACTCAATTGCCGTTGCTCCTCCTCCCCAATCGCGGAGAACAAATGCGTTGTACACAAGTCTGGAGGCAAACGGAGCAACTGTGCGTGAGAGGTTTGTAGCTCCGTTTCAGGGTGCGTGGGGTGGCGCAATCGGTGGTGCGACGTACTCGTCAGATTGCTGTGCGGTTACGTTGCCATTCACTCCCACAAATAACCGCAGTGTCGTTCCTTATAACGGTCGTTCTGTACAACCTATGAGTTATCGTATAGTGTAACGACGACGTGTCTTACGACGGCGAGTTTTGCGACGACCTCCTGATGACGGCGGCTTGTATATAACAGGTACAACTTCCCCTTCCAAGTCATAATCACTGTCATAGTATGTCTCCTTGGGTCTATACTCGGCAGTTCCGCCACTTTCAACGAGTACTTCGGCTTCAGCCATACGGGAAAGAATTAAAAACCGAACTCCAGGTTGGATTTTGATCATAAATACTTGTCCGTTCTCTTCGTATTCTTCGGCGAACCTTTGTGCAACGTCGAAACCCATTGAGGTAGAGAAGAAAGGGGCTTTTGTAGACGCAGGGAGCGTAGAGTATTTCGTCGTCTGACCGCGAAACAATGTGAATTCCTTTGTTGCGACTGGCCACTCTTTTACAGAATCAGCAAGTTTCTTCGAAATAGGAAAGTTATTGTTTGTTCCAGTCATGTACGCATGAATATCTTTCGCAAGTTGTTTGGTCAGTGTATCATGTCTCGGGTCTGTAAACTGATTGTACTTGACTCCAGACATTGAATCGACACTTTATAAGTAATAAGAACATAAAGAATTCAGGAGTGTAGATACAAATGCCTGGTGGCTTGATTCAATTGGTGGGTGTGGGCGCCCAAAATGAGTTGGTCAATGGAAATCCTTCCAT